GTTTTGGTTCCGCAGGTGCTGAGGTGGCTTCAGATGATATTGTTTTCTGGTATGCGAATAGAGACTTTTTCTGCACAGGAACAACCGGAGGAGGTATAGGCAACGCCTCTACTCTTTCTATGACAGCAAATTGGGCCAGATTTGTTAAAGGAAATAGTATTATTACTCCAGGTACTGAGTATGGTATAGAAGTATTTAGCTCCAATACATTACCTGTATTCTCTTCAAACTATAGCCCTTTAAAAATTAATTCTGCAAGTTCTCAGGCGGTTTCCATTACTACAGCTTCAGGAACCGGATCTTATGTTTTTGCCGCACCATCAACTCGGGCTTATAACGTAGTACGAAGTAGTATAAGCAGTGGTTATAGAACTTATCCCACTTTTGACTGTGATGGGCAAGGAACCTGGAGTTGGTCAAGAAATGGGATTAGACAGTTTACCGTAACTAACAATTATACCCGAACACAACCCTATTATTTTTTGAGCTTATAAGTATGAAACAATTTATATACTATGACATTCACGGAGAGATTAAACAGGTAATAAAATTTGCCGATATGGTTGATCCTATACATCCAGAAGACTTGAACTTAATGAAAGTAGATAGGGATCTTCTTGATTCAGATTTGATGAAAAAATATGTAAGCGAAGGAACTCTTAGAGATAAGACTCCTTCTCCGGAAGGGCCTTTTTGGTCCTGGCAACCGGATAATACTTGGTCATTTCAGAGAGAAGAGTTTATGTCACACATTAGAGAAATGAGAAATTTAAAACTATCCGAATGTGACTGGACTCAAGCAAATGATAGTCCTCTCAGTGATGAAAAGAAACTAGAGTGGTATACTTATAGAGAAGCTTTAAGAAATCTTCCTCTTGAAATTACTACTGAGCAGTCAATTGAAGACATACCTTGGCCAACAGAACCCTCTTAAAAAAATATCTTGACTTTTTGGTCTCAACATAATACAATGAATCCATGAAACTCGTAAAGATGGCACCAGAAAATCTCGAAGTGGCAAATGCATATTTGTCCACGGGGTCTGCGCTCACTGCTGCAAGCAGCCTAGGCGTTACGCCTGACAAAGTTTACGAAGTGCTAGAAAAAAGCGACGTAAAAGACTACATCAATTCGGTCTACTTGGACCAAGGATACCGCAATCGTTTCAGACTCGCAGAGCTACTTGATGAAGTAATAGAAAACAAACTTCAAGAAGCCAGGGACTCTGATCAGTATTCCAGTAAAGACCTAGTTGATATAATTGCACTCGCACATAAAATAACTGTTGACCATACGAAAGAAGCAAAAGCTACTACAAATATTAAACAGCAAAATGTGCAAATCAATTCTCCGTTCGGCGAAGGTAACTATGGAAAGTTAATGGAGAAACTACTTGGAGCCCCAACATCAGAATGATCTTCTCACAGACTTTCGTACTCACGAAGCAGTCTGTGAAGAGCGGTGGAAAACCATATTTAATGAAGTAAGAAATGCTTCGGAAGACAGCCGTATTCGATACAAAGAAATGCAGCAATCCATCGATAAACTTCATAAACTCGTCTGGACAGTAGGCGGAGCCCTTATCCTCTTTTTAGCAGGATTATTGGCATCAGGAAACATACTATGATTTTTAAAAAAGGCAATATGTGGAAAGTAGCTGGCTCATCAGCAAAATATGCTACAGAAGAAGAAGCCCTAAAAGCTGCAGGAATTCACCAAGCAGTAATGAAAGAAGCCCCTGTAGAGAAGACTACTTGGAGCCCTCTTGAGAAGCTTCGAAAAGCCTCTCTAGTGTGTGAAGAATGTGAATGTGACCCTTGCGAGTGTGAAGAAGAATGGAAGTCAGCAGACGAGACATAGTTCTCGATAATATAGTACCAGGTAAGTTTCTAAAAGTACCTATTGAACAATATCTGGAATTGCTAGGTATAGAGGCAATTCCTTCTCAGGTGGCCTTAATAAATGCTATTAATTCAGATAAGTATCGTTTCATTGTTGGCGCTCTTAGTCGTCGTCAAGGGAAGACCTATATTGGAAATATTATCGCCCAATGCGTCGCCCTCGTTCCTGGATGTCATGTACTTATTGTTAGTCCTAACTACAATCTTTCTAACATTTCATTCGATTTACAACGCAATTTAATAAAGCATTTTGATTTAGAAGTAGCGCGAGATAACGCGAAAGATCGTGTAATTGAATTAACAAACGGGTCTACTGTTAGACTAGGATCTGTAAATCAGATTGATTCTGTTGTAGGGAGGAGCTATGACTTTGTTCTCTTTGATGAGGCCGCATTGGCAGATGGAGAGACAGCGTTTAATGTTGCTATCCGGCCAACACTCGATAAGCCGGGATCTAAAGCTCTCTTTATTAGTACTCCTCGTGGAAGGAATAATTGGTTTAGTCGCTTTTTTAATCGTGGGTTCACCGATGATTTTGAGGAGTGGGTAAGTATTAAAGCAACTTGGCATGATAACCCAAGAGCTTCAGAAACTGATATTGCGGAAGCACGACGTTCTATGTCAACCGCAGAATTTGCTCAGGAATACGAAGCAGACTTTAATGTGTTTGAAGGGCAGATTTGGACACTTAACTATGATACGTGTGTGCAAGACTTATCAGAAATGGATTTTACAGGCTGCGATATTATCTCGGGGCTTGACGTAGGTTTTAAAGACCCCACAGCATTTTGTTGTATCGCATATGACGGACACAAATATTATTTAATGGAAGAGTATTATGCGGCAGAACGCACGACAGAGGAACATGCTGGGTTCCTTGGTGAAATCATTGAAAGAAGAGAGGTCGACTATTGTTTTATCGACGCAGCCGCAGCCCAGACAAGATTCGATCTTGCACAGCAGTATGACATTTCTACTATCAACGCCAAGAAATCGGTGGTTGACGGGATTGGTCATGTGGCAAGTCTTGTTGATAACGATCGTCTTATCGTAGACTCAAGCTGTACGGAGGTCTTACGTGCATTAGACCAATATCGCTGGGACCCAAATCCCAACTTGATTCGAGAGAAGCCCGTTCACGACTCCGCCTCTCATATGGCAGACGCATTGAGATACGCACTCTATAGTTTTGAAGAGAACGCTCCAACATTCTAAAGCCGAGAAAAAAATAATTCTTGACTTTCAACTGACCTATAGCTATAATGATTAAAATTAGATGGTAGAATTAAAAAGAGACCCAGTAAAATACATAAGAGATAGGGCAAAATCGAAATACGAGAAGGGTTCTGAATGTCGTATATGCGGCGTCAAGATAAAGTTAGACTTTCACCATTTCCATACTCTAGCCCCTTTACTGCGTAAATGGTTAAGTGAGAAGCAAAAGCTTCGTCCAGACCATTACACAGATGAGTATTTAATAATCTGGAGAGACGAATTTATAGATGATAACTGGGCTGAACTTTACACTGAAACAGTCACCCTATGTCACGACCATCATCTGAAACTACATTCCATTTACGGAAGAAATCCTCCGCTTCACACTGCAGAAAAGCAGAAGCGCTGGGTAGAAATACAACGAGAAAAATATGGCTTGGTATGATTTCTGGAAACAGGAAAAGTTAAATCCCGCGCAAGAAGAGATTGTAGTAAGTCTCGAAGGCTCGGGCCCTATTGCTTCCAGAGAAATCGTACATAACTATAAAGCGTACTACGAGTACCTCGAAGTTGTAAATCGCGCCGTAAATATGATTGTAGATGATGCAGCTGAAATTCCGTTGCGAGTAGGTGAACCAATTCAAGGATTGAATTCAGTAACCAAAGGTATAAGGCGTTCTCGTGTTGACTTATTGTTAAACAAAGAGCCTAACCCTTTTCAAGACGTTTCTACTTTTAAGCGAAACCTCATAATCGACTATATTTTAGATGGAAATATCTTTATATACTTTGATGGAGTTTCTCTGTATCATCTCCCCGCCAATTATATGGACATTGAGCCAGACAAAAGAACCTACGTACAAGGNTATACTTTTCAGACAAGTATAGACTANACTCCTNATGAAATCATNCATGTTAAAGAAAATAGTTTTCATAGCATCTATCGTGGTACTAGNCGTTTAAGGGCAGCTCAACGAAGCATGTCACAGCTTACACGTATGCGTGAGTTTCAAGACAATTTCTTTAAGAATGGCGCCGTACCAGGTTTGGTAATTAAATCTCCTTCTGTAATTAGTGAAAAAAATAAAGAGAGAATGATTCAATCTTGGGTCACGCGGTATAGACCGGATGGTGGCGGTAGACGCCCATTGGTGCTGGACGGCGGAATGGAGTTAGACTCAATTTCAAATATTAATTTTCGTGAGCTAGACTTCGAATCGTCTATTGACTCCGCAAACAAAGAAGTATTAAAAGTACTTGGCGTACCGCCAATTATGTTAGACTCTGGTAATAATGCCAATATTCGTCCTAATCATAGAATGTATTATTTAGAAACTATTCTGCCTATCATAGAGAAGGTAAACAAAGCTCTAGAAAGGTTTTTCGGCTATCAAATTACTCCAGACATTAGTAACATTCCTGCACTTCAGCCAGAGCTAAGAGACTCAGCAGCCTATTATTCTACACTAGTAAATGCAGGGATTATTACACCCAACGAAGCAAGAGAAGCTTTAAACTACGACGAGGTTTTCGGCGCCAGTGAGATAAGAGTACCTGCCAACATTGCAGGTTCAGCTTCAAATCCCGCAGAAGGCGGAAGGCCCCAAGAGCAAGAGGAAACTTAAATGACAAAATCCGAAGTATTAAAGGGTATGATTGATTTCTTTCATGAGCAGGGACGTGTTCTCCCTAGAAGTGAATATTATAATCTAGGACCAGACGTATATCCTATCAATCCAAGACTTTTAACAAGATATTTTAAAGGTAGGGGTTATAACTCTATCCTTAAAACTGCTGCACAGATGTATCCTGCAGATTGGAACTCAATTGGTACTAAACCTGTTGAAGAACCTAAACCAATGAAAAAGCCCGTTCTTGAGCCGGCTTCAGAAGATGACCTTTCTCCTCTGGAGAAATTAAAATCTATAAAAGGAGAATCAATTGAATAAAATTTTTCATATTGGCTCCACTTTTAAAGCCTAT